TATGAGATCCGAAGAGAGTACAATCTCTAAAGTTTGTACTCTAAATTTCTACTCCGGGCCTCGAACCTTTACTTTTCAGCGACGAAGGTCGCTGAAGCAAAGGGAAGTAGCAGATTCGCCGTACGGGTTTAACCAGCCTTGGGGAGTTCTCTCCCTAAAGCAATGGGCAATCCTTGGTGCGATCGGGATAACCCGAACAAACTCAGGATTTATCTCTCATGGGGCATAGCCCGGAAGCTACACTGGAGAGTGTAATCTTCTTACTCATGAGTTTTACTCATTTACTTTTAGGAGATCATCCACATGGCGCTAGCCGATCCACAATCTATAACTGTTAACGCGGTGCCTCAATCGATGCCCCGCGTTCTGAATGAGGGAAGTCATTCCCAATATCAGAAATCCGACCTTACCTTTACCCTCGATATACGACACACATCCTTCAAGAAAGATAAGAAGGGTCGTGTAAAATCGTTAATCGTGTTCACCCAACGTGCGATAGTTCCTGACCCCCTTACGGCGGTCAATGACTACGAAACGTTGACGTGGTCCGTCCAACTCGATCGCCCTGAGGCTGGCTTTACAGCCACTCAATGTGATCAGATGGTAGCGGGTTTAAAGACTTGGTTGGACTCAACCATGGTCCCTAAGATCTTTGGACGCGAATCTTAATCGCGACAAAAGGAGGGAACTTTGAAGCTAAAAACTTTAGTCAAAAGCATCTCCATTGTGCGAGATGCTCTTGTTCTCTTTGAGGAAAAAGGTGTTAATATTGATCGTGAGATCAAAACTTCCACTCTTTCTTCGTCCCCAATAATTTTAAGTGGCATATTGGATTTGCTTAATCAGCAAGCACAAATGTCACCATTATCGGAGATAGATTCGCCAAAAGTGATTAAATCGCTTTTGTCTAGTCAAAAGAGAAACGTCAAAGTCTTGAAAAAGATTTAATCTTTTTCACCAAGTTGAGACAGTTGATTGTCCGCTTTTGCGGAGGCTAAACCTATGTGGTTGGATGTTTTTACCTCCTTTGGAGGCTAACATGAAAAGCCACATAAGTGACGACCTAGAAGTGATTCGCAACATCTATATAGATGTTTGCGAATCGTGCTCCACGGAGGTCTCAATTCGTGACCTTTTAACGATCCGGTCACGGGTCAAGACGCAAGGTATTTCGTTTTTAACGATTACCCTGCCAAACTTTTGTTCAGACTTTGAAAAATGTCTTGAACAAAGGTTTATTGACTCAAAGTGTTTCCGGTTCTTCAAGAAACACCGAGCAATTCCTGCATTTTTGCAAGGGTTACTCAGTCAAGTCTTTGACCTAGAGACAGGAAGGATTAACGATGATCAAATTACTAATTCCCCAGATAATTTCGCTTGTCTTGTTGCTGGCATTAGACAAATTTGTCTCGCCTTCAAAAAGATTAAGCTTCCTTGTACCCCATATCGGGAATACAAGGTACTGGAGAATTTCATCGCTACTGAACGCTCACTTGAGATGTTCACGCTGCCGAGAGAAGATATCGAGGCGTTCCGCCTCGCATCTTTTATGGTCTGGAATCGTATCCTCAGGGCTATACGTCCTTTGGATGCAACTCCACGCCATGGACCCGGCGCTACTTCCGAGCGGCTTTCCGGTAACGGAAAGTATTCTTGGAAGTATTGGCATGACCGACTTGAGCCTTATTTCCCTCTGTGTGGGTCTGCTTATCCTCCTTCTATTGGAGAATTCGCCGAACCATCCGAGGAACTCAAGACCGTTACGGTGCTTGCCGAGGAAGAAGAATTACCCGTTAGAGTAGTTCTTGTTCCTAAAACACTCAAGGCGCCCAGGGTAATCGCAATTGAACCTTGTTGTATGCAATATGCACAGCAAGGACTTCGAAGCCTCCTTTATGAGGCTATCGAGTCTGATAGTTTAACCGCTGGCCACATTAACTTTCGTGATCAGTCGATTAATCAGAGTTTAGCGATTACATCTTCGAACGACCGTCAATTAGCAACGATTGATTTATCTGACGCTAGCGACAGAGTTCCTCTCTCGTTAGTAAAGGTAATGCTCGAATCGAATCAGGATTTTCTTGACTCTGTTCTAGCATGTCGTTCGAAATACGCTCTTCTTCCGTCTGGTGTCCTTTTAGGACCCCTTTGGAAGTTTGCGTCCATTGGTAGCGCTCTCTGCTTTCCAGTCGAGGCCATGTACTTTTACACAATATGTGTAATGGCCCTGGCTGATAAAGCTCACCTTCCTATGTCACGTAAAACGGTAGAAACTGTTTCTCGTGACATTTACATCTACGGTGACGATATAATCGTCCCTGTAGTTGCTGTGGATACTGTTCGTGATTACCTCAAAAAGTACAACTGTGAGGTAAATGACCGCAAATCTTTCTGGAATGGGAATTTCAGAGAGTCTTGCGGAGTTGATGCGTACTTAGGTAGAGATATTACTCCTACCTATATACGTACGGTTCAACCATCGAACAGGCGGCAATCCTCTGAGCTTCTTTCTTGGTGTTCTACGGCTAACCACTTCTTTCGTCGTGGCTACCTTAGAACATCTCAACATCTTTTTAAGGTGATTGAGCGGCATCTTGGGCCTTTGCCCAGTCTGCCTCAAGATTCTCAGGGAATTGGACGAAACCATCCTTGGCCGGTTATCCCTCGAAAGAGGTTTAACCGTTCACTCCAACGCCTTGAAATAAGGGCATGGATTCCAAGTCCCGTCTATCGTAATGATAGACTGGAAGGTTTCGCTGCTCTAACAAAGTCTCTCTTGATTCTTAACCATCTTAAAGATGGTTTGTCTCCTCGAGATCCTTTACATTTAGAGCGATCTGCACGTTACCGAGTCGTTGCTTTAAAACTCGGTTGGATTCCGGCTCCATGAGTCGGACGCGGGCATTGCCCGTCAGGGGGGTCATCCC